CCCGTGTCGATACCAATTATTCGGAATTTATTGAATTAGTTACATCAAACAAGACTATTCTTAACATGGCTTCTGTTGATTCTGCAGCTATTGGTAAGAAAGGCACGTTATGCAATGCTCAACTTGTTGTTTTGGGTACTAATACTCCATACCCCAATATGAGCACATCCGTTTTGAATTCCGATGCTGTGTTGCGCCGCCGTCATTATCTCGTTGAGGCCACTAAAGTTGGAGCATTTGACAATACTAACGTCAACTTTTCTCATTTAGAGTTTCGACGACGTGATCCTCTTAATCCTAATGCTCCTGCTGGCCAAGCCATGACCGCAGACGAACTTTTGGCTGACATCAAGCTTGCACATGCTGCCCATGATGCGTTGCAAACTCGCTTATACGATGACAAAATTCGTACTTTTTTACATGCAACTGTTCCTCCTCCTCCTGTCGCCAATATTCTAAATCCTCCCATCGCTCAATTTGGTTTAGAACAAATGGTTACAGCCTATAATACTACTTTACATCTTATTAACACAGGTTTTGATATTCCGAGGTATGGTGATCGCATTTTTGACACGTTGGGTGGTATGCTAAACGGTAGACCTTTTGCCATAACCGAATATATTAAATATCTTTCGGCGTTCTCTGGCCTTATTGCATCAGTGCGTACACTTGTTGGTTTCTTTTTTGCCCATAAGACCAATGCTGTGAATGAAGTTGCCATTGCGCTTAGTAGATCAGGCGTTGACCCAGAAGACTCTAAGCGTATTCAAGAGTACACCGAACGCATTTTGCGCCAAAAAGGTTACCATGACATATACAACACTGCTTTACGCAAGCTGGGCCTAATTAGATCCCCCACTCACACCATTTTTGACGCTGCCATGGCTATGCGTGACTTCGAGGAAACTATAAAACTTTTACGCGACAATCACGTAGAATTTACATCTAGACCTTTTGACCTCGAAATTGACAGACTTAAAAGCGAATTTGCTCAATCTACCTTGAATGACGAAGTCACACCTGAAAAGTCATACGATATGGCTGGTCGCTACCATGCCAAAGTTAGAGTTAAAGCCGCTCCAATACGCGTTGCTGAAGCCACCTCCGATGCTAACGCTGTCCAACTTACTAACGACGTTCTCGCTCCACGCATAGTACAAGCTACTACATTGTCACCAGATGGTATCTCCGTTTATTCTTCTACTAATGGCCTACTTGTCGGTCATTCCTACATTTTACTTCCAGAACATCTGTTCGCCGACAAAGAAGGTTCTCCTTTAAATAAGGGCATTTTGCGTGTCTCCTATTTTGTTAATTCCGCTCATAAAATCGTTTCCATGCCTATTGTTTTAAGAAATCTTCGTAAAACTGGCAAGGATTGGTGTCTTTATGACGCTTCCGAATCTATATATCCGTTAAAGGATATTTCACATCACTTTATTAAATCTTCTGATCTTGGTCGCCATTCTACTTTACCCGCTCAACTCCTTGTTAGGCGAGATAAGATCTTTGCCATTGAAACTACTGCTCGCCCCATGAATCGCTCTATTTCGTATCTTGTTGGCAATAAAGTTAATACCTTGCAAGATGGATGGCAATACCATGCTAACACCGTCTGTGGTGACTGCGGATCACCTTTAGTTGCCTTTTCCACTATGTTAGTTTCCAAAATTTTAGGCGTTCACTTGGTTGGATGGCAAGGTGACAATTTGGCAGCTGCTTGTTTAATTACCCAAGAACAGCTTGCTTCCCTAATGAGTGAAGACAATATTCAGTGTGAGTCTATCGGTTATGCTAATCGTAGTACAGAACCACTATTTGCTGTTGAGGGTTTAGAGTTTTGTGGCATTTTACCGCCTGATGTTACTCCCCACCAACCTACTAAAACTTTACTCACACCCACTTTCTTTTCCGACCATTTACCACACAATAAAATACCATCTGTCCTTAGTGAAAAAGATCGTCGCACTACTGCTCGCAATATTTTACCAAATGCATTGTCTAAGTACGGCGGTCCTGATTCATGTGTTGATCCACTAAACTTGTCTTTGGCTTCCGACATACTTTTGACTAAGATGAAATCTTTAGACTGGAAACCACGTATTCTTACAGACGATGAAGTTTGTAATGGTACAGATGGTCTTGACCGTATAAATCCCCACACCTCATCCGGTTTTCCATATGTTTTGCCCCAATTTTCACATGGCAAGCCTGGCAAGATGGCTTTTCTTAATTTTACCAATGAAAAATGGGTTCTTACACCGTTTATGGCACAACAAGTCAAGACCCGTGAGGATGCTGCTAAACAGAACAAGCGCATTTCTTCACTATGGACAAGCACTCTTAAAGACGAATTACTTAAGCGTCCTAAGATTGAAAACGGTGACACGCGTGTGTTTATTTCTCCTCCAATGGATTTCACACTTTTGTTACGTAAATACACTGGCTCACTTTCCGCTTTTATTGTTCATTTTGGTTTGGAGTTTGGTGTTGCTGTTGGTATCAATCCAGAATCTGCAGCTTGGCAGTCATTATACCACAGATTGGTTTCTATTTCAGCTGAAGTTGGTGAAGGAGATTATCGCCATTACGACGGTACCCTCCTTTCGCAACTAATCTTCGCTGTTTGCGATTTGATCAATGCGTGGTACGACGATGGCCCAGAAAATGCACGTGTTCGACGTGTTTTGTTTCATGAGCTAATTTTTACTTTTATTATCTGTAGAGATCATGTTTTTATGAAAACGCACGGCAATCCTTCTGGTAACGGCCTCACTTCTATTTTGAATTCCTTTGTTGGTTTGTTACTTTTTATTATGTACTATGTTCGTACTGTTCCAGCACGTCACCATAACGTGCTTTCTTTTTACCGTTTTGTCTACGCTGTCGTCTATGGTGATGACATTTTATTTACTGTGCGTACAGATTTATTTATTAATTTTACCTTAGCCGGTTTTTGTGCTTACGTTTGTTCTATTGGTATGTGCTTGACTGATGCCGACAAAACTGGCAATCCTGTCTACAAATCGATTAATGACGTTTCTTTCTTAAAGCGCAAATTCCGTGTTTGTGGTTGTTATGTTTTTCCACTCTTGAACATGGATTCCATACACAGTATGTTGAATTATGTTCGCAAACAACCAAATTTAACCCATAACCAAGCAATTGAAGTTAATGTTCAAACTGCATGCCGTTATGTTTTCTTTTATGGCGGTACAGAATATGGGCACTTTGTTAAGCAAATTCAATCTATCATGCACGCTTATATGTTTAATATGTGTTTACCTTCTTATAATCAGTTATCTCATACTTATTTTGATGTTTCTTCGTCTTCCATGTATTCAACTCTTCTTCCTATTTGGCAAGATCAACAATAGATCTTCCCGTCAGCGGTGACGTTAAATACCCTTTAACACTCATGATGTCTTCTTCCAATATAATTCAAACGTCTACGGACACCCCATTGCGGGAAGCCCCTGTAAAAAGTGGCTCAACAAACGACAATGTTATACCCTCTACAGCCGAAGTGGCCCCTGGCCCTCCTCAACCGCGTCCTTTTCAACGGGCGACTGTTGATAAAACAACCCCTAAATTGACGTCTACAGACGAAAAGGGCATTGTTTTTGATGAACAAACACCTGTGTCTTCCCTCACAAATCTATATATCTCAAAAAAAAGTGGTGCTGTTTGTGAACCTGATTGGCATTGCAACGATATTTTTCGTACTCCTGTACGCGTTGCTTCCGGCACTTGGGCTTCAACAGCCGTAGCTGGTGCATTATTGTACCGCTTCGATTTTCCCGATCTTATTTTTAAGATAGATAGATTTACCAAAATGCTCAAACGCTTCACTTTTTTCCGTGGCACTTTTAAATTACGCATAGAACTTAACGGTACCGACATGCACGCTGGTCAGTTGCTGTTGGCTGTTCGTCCCAACACTTTATTGCCACGAGACCCTAGCAATGCTGTTACACCACCTTTAAATAATCTTATGCAGAACAACCATATTACTTTGCTCGCCCGTGCCAACACAGTGGCGGAAATTGATATTCCTTGGTATTCTATATATGATTACATGTCAACCGAAAATTCTCTTCCTGCACCATACACCGACTGTGCAAACGAGACCTATGCCACCGCTTGGCTTGTTGTTCGTAATAAGCTCAATCCCGGTACCACCGCTTCCACATCTTTAGGATGGACCGCATACGTTAACGCGTCTGACATTCACATGTCCATTCCCAAACCTTCTTTAGGTTTTGCTCAAGGTCTTATTGATGTCACTAATATAAATCAAACGCTTAACAATGTGACAGATTCCACGTTGCCTATTAACATGGAAGGTGATGATTTTGACGTTACAGCTCTCGATCTTCCTACCGATCCTACCAATCCTACTTTAGTTACTCACCGCAATTTTTCTTCACTCTCTTCGTGCAAGGGCGTCGTTCCCACTGAACGTATGTCCATGTATCCTGAGACAATGACCATTTGTCGTTATTCATCTTTCGAGACCAATGTTGATGAGATGCTTCTTTCCAACCTCATCACTATACCATCCATGCTTACACCTTTTACCATTTCCACAACTTCCACATTTGGCACCATTTTATACAAAGTGCCTATTTCTCCTACAGTCGGCTACCAATACCAGGGCACGGGCTCTAGTGTTTTAAACAATTCTACCACTCTTGGCTATTTTGCCAACATGTTCGCTTATTGGCGTGGAGATATTGTTTTTTGCATTGAAGTTGTTGGCTCTCAACATCATACTGCCAAGCTTTTTGCTGGATATGCATACAATGTCAACGACGTCCCGAATTTTTCCGTCGGAAACATTGACCCCACCAC